GAGCGCCAGCATGTTCACGCCATTCACGCTGGCAGTTACAAGGTCGCAGTTTGTGCCGGTGCCTGTGGCTGTCGAGTTGTTGATTGCAACGCCTGTGGTAGTGCCAACGATCGTTGGCACTCCACCAGCGGCCACACCTAGAGTGTTTGTGTCGTGCCTGTAAATACCCGTATCAGTGTCGCCGTCAAATCGGAACGCAAGATAGTCGCCGTTAGCTGTGTTACTTACCTCTTGCACAACTTGCACTGACGCACGGGTATCGGAGTGCCGGTGCATCTCAACCAAGCTAATTCCGTTGGTGCGGAAAAAAATGTCCGTGCCATTGTGACGGATTGAGTCGTCACTAGACAAAAGGGAATTGAACGACAGATAATCGCCTACTAGGAACAAGTCGTTATTGCTGCTGATCCGCATAGCTTCGCCACCGCCGCAGGCGAACCCGAGCGAGTTCCCGGAGTGCCTATACATGCCGGTATCGGTGTCGTCGCTGAATGAGTAAGCGGGTGCGGCGGCGGTGCCGTTCGGTTGCGACAGAAGCTGCGAACCGGTATGCGTCAGTTGGGCTGCGTTGTTCGCAAACAGCAGGACGCTGTCGCCCGACGCACCAATGCCAACGTAAGTGTTGCCGCTCGTGGAACTGTCGCGCATGTTGATGCGTGCCGTAGCATCGGTCGACTCAACGAGGATGCCCTGGTTTTCGGTGCCGATATTGACATGCAACGGAACGACAGGCGACGCCGTCCCGATCCCGACCCGGTTATTGGTGGCGTCTACAACCAGCGTGGTGGTATCCACGGTCAACGACGTGATATCCAAAGCGTTCAGCTCTGCCGCTGTAAGCACTTGCCCTGCAGTGAAAGTCATTAGCCCAACCTGTTCGTGTCCAACACGCCAAATTCTGTGCTGTCCAGAATAAACGACACGCTTTGGTCGCCATCTTCCAAACTAACAGTCATGGTGGCGCTGCCTGGCGTTATCTGCCAACCGATACCTGACACGACGCCGGCCACCACGACAGTGGCGCTAGCGCCTGCAGGTCTAAAGTGCAGTGCGCAGCTATCACCGACGCTGTATTTCACCAGTTCGTAGCCGTCGTTTCCGCCTTCGATAATCGGCGGCAACGTAATGCCACGGGTTGCCAATGGTGGCGTCAGACCAACGCCATACTGGTTCAGGAACGCTTGCGCCAGGTCTAGCGTTGCTGCGTCGTTCTCGCACAGCAAGCCCGTGCGGCTTAGGGACCGAGCTCCAAACGCATTGATATTGGTTGTATCAACTGACGCCTTCTGCGTCGTGCCGCTGTTGCTTGTAAATTCGACCTGCGAGTAGGAAGCCGTAGCGCCTGACGCAAAGTCCACGCTGGCAAAGTCGTGCGGTTCGTCTCCAGTAGGCGTTAGTGCCGTGTCCCACAGGTTTAGCGGGTAGAGCCCTACAACGCCTGTTACAGCTTCGCTGATGGTCTGCTGTCCACGGGTGCGGAACGTTACAGCGTTGTAGCTGTTTGTGGCGTCTACGGGCAGCCCGTGGCGCACGTACACGTCGCCACCATCTGACTGCTCAATTAGTTGCAGCAGCTGGCCGGCTGTGCCCGTGTAGTTCGTCACGGCTTGCATTGTCTTGCCAACGTCGCCTGACGGGTTAAGCACAGCGGTTTGGGTTATTTGGCTTGTTACAGCGTTTGCGGCAACCAGCGTGGCAGTCAGCGCAGCAGCAGCAGACCCAGCTGCAATGTCTAGACCGTTGCCGCTGTCAGTTTCGGCAAAGCTCAGCGTGCCTAGCATCGTCAGAGCGTCAGATACGGTCACGGTCATCACAGAATCGAAGGTGCCGTCAAACGACCATGACACGTCAGTAACAACGCCTGTAAACGCTGCTGGCGGGCCATGCGTCCACGAGGGTGCGCCAGCGCCCGTGACGTTCACAGCGAGCTTTACGGTTTTGCCGAGGAATTCTGCGTTGCTGTACGTGCCGCCACCACTAGGCGTGTATTTGCTGGCTGTGTTGTCAAACGTCAGAATGCACGTGCCGCCGCTGTACGTCAGTGCGTCGCCTTGCTTGCCGTAGCGCACAGATGCGCCCAGCAGGTCAGCGACGGGCACGGGTGCAGGGTCGCTGCCGCCGGCCTTATCTGTGGGCTGTAGGTCTAGGGTCCAGTTCCACGACGCCACTACAGCTGCCCTGTCAGGATTGGCACAACGCCACCATGACTGCGTGCGTAGCGTTGCAAGCTTCGCACCACGTCTGCGCCATCAGACCCAGCCGGCATGTTTACCGTGACGTTTACAGTGCCGCCGCCCATCATGCCAAGCCGGTTGTTGTTCATGATCGTGCCCGAGCCGGACGGCACAAACAGCTCAGGGCCAGATTCGCCTACAATGTACGGGGCGCTGCCGATGCTGACCGGGCCGCCGGCTGCACGACCAAAGATGAAGCCGGCAGCTGCGTCAAAGATACCGCCACCAGGGATGAGCGATTTAATGGCGTCTACAAGTGCGCCTGGCGCTGCCTTAATGCCGTCTATGATGCCGTTAATCAGTTTTTTGCCTAGGTCTACTGCTCCGTCGACCAGTGCGGTGGCAAGGTCAGCGAGCAGGGTTCCTAGCTCTGACAGCACGTCAGGGGCGACGTCAATAATCCATTGCACGAGAGCTGAGCCCCATTCGGCGAGATGGCCGACGAGGGTCGGCAGCGCGTGGGTCACGATCCAGGTGCCAATGTTGACGAGCAGGTTGCCGAGCTCGCGCAGCAGCGGCGGGATGAGCGGCCCGACCCACTTGAGGAATGCTTGTGCCCATTCGCCGAGCTTTTCGACGATCATCGGCAGGCCGTCGTCGATGAACCAGTTTGCAAAGTCTGCGATCAGTTGACCGAGCTTGCGGAAGAAGGGCGGGATGAGCGGCCCGATCCAGTCAATGAATGCTTGTGCCCATTCGCCGAGCTTGTCGATGATGACGGGCAGGGCGTCGTCGATGAACCAGCTGCCGAACCTAACTAGCAGGTTTCCGAGCGCTGCGAGGAACGGCGGGCCGACCTGCTGGACCCAGTCCACGAACCCTCGTGCCCAGACGCCGAGCTGCGTGCGGATCATCGGCCATGCTTCTTGAATGCGTTGCGACACGTTCGAGATGACGCCGCCGAGGCCGTCGTCCTCAAACACTTCGATGAGCTCTACGACGATGTCGGCGGCTTTGGCGAACAGCGGCAGCAGTTTGCGGGCGAGGCGCTCCTGGAGCTCGCCGAACGCTGCTTTCAGCCGGTTTTGGGCTGCGGTAAGTTTGTTGCCGCCGGCAGCGAACGCTTCCTGTGCGTCTGTGGACTTTTCTAGAATCAGCTGTTGGGTCGCTAGCGCTTTGTCCTGCTCGGTTATCTCGTTACGGCCGGCCTGCTGAGCGATTGTCAACGCACGCTGGTCGACCTCGGCCTGATTGATCGCGATGCCGAGCGACTTGAGCGAGTCACGCTCGCCGAGCAGCGCCTTCGACAGAATCTCAGCTGTGTCTTCGACTGAGCGCTGCCCGCCGGACCATTCCGACAACGCACCGGCTAGGCCGATGATCTCGGTCGACATGTTGGCGGCTTCGTCGGCCGTGAACCCCATCGGCTTGAGCAGGTCGCCGGCGTTAGCAGCGAGGCCGGCGGCCTGGGTCGAGGTGAGGCCCATGCGGGCAGCGACCTCGTCAGCCCAGTCTGTGACCGTGTTGAGCGACTCGCCAGAGAATACGGTGCCAATCTTCTGGTCAAGGGCGGTCAGTTCCTCGCCGACGTCAAACAGCTGTTTGCCGACAACGACAGCGAGGCCGCCGGCGGCAGCGCCCATGACGGCAAAGCCTTTGACGACGTTTGCCGAGACGGTGCCTACTTTGCTGCCGAACCTGCTGAGCTTGTCGCCTGCCTCACCGACAGCACGCTTGAACTGCTTAGCGTCGCCGAGGATGGCGACGTTGATGACGCTGGAGCCTGCTGCCATGTCGCAATTCTAGAACGTGCGCTTAATGATCGCCCGCACCTCGTCGTTGTACCGGTCAACGACCTGCTGGCGGCGATCGTCGAGGGCTTCGTACAGGAACGGCTGCGGCCTGATACGGCCACGAGTGGGGCTGCCAGGGTCGCCAAAGTGGATGCGGCCGGCGTAGGGCACCGAGGTCGGGCCGCTCTTT